TATTACAGTGTTGCCTGGTATTTCAAATTGTACTTCTTTACCACCCACTAATGTATTATTATCAACAACATATATTCTTGGTGGTATTGCAATTTCTTGCTCTGCGAAATATCCATTTGCTAATTTTACTGTTATGCTTGTACCACTCGCATTTTGTTGTTGTGGAGTTTCTCCAGCTCTTGGAGGTGCACTAAACGATGTAAGACTAAAACCTTCTGGTGCAATAACAAAGTTACCACTAAATTCATTAGGCGATGCATTGTTTATTGTTACAACGTCACCTACTGAGAAGTTATGGTTACCATCTGTATCACATGTAATTAAATTTGTAGCAGAATCATACGATACACCAAGCACAACTACTGTTGCTGATTCTGATACCAAGTATTGATATTGCTCAGGACCTGATGTTCCTGCTGTCTCACCGATACCATTAGTATTACCATATGTTGCTGTAAGAGCATTTGGTAGTGGTACACCAATTAAACCGTGTCCATGTCCTAAAGCACCACCCGCAGATCCTTGTGGTTCAAATAAATTTACATTTGCTCTACTGTTAATATAACCTACAGCAAATTTATCAACAGGAGTACCATCCTGTTCCATTCTCTTTGTTTCATCAACCTCTACAGATAACATTCTATGATTGTGTGTAGGAGGGAAAGGAAAAACGTAATCAGATATAGGTCCTACCTGATAAGTAACATTTCCTGTAATGTATGCAGCAATATCTGCTACAATAACATTATATCCTGTTGTTCTTATGTCACCAATAACGAAGAACTCACCACTATCAATCAATGTATCTTTAGGAATATACCATGAACCACCAGTTTGTCCGACAAAATTATTAATCGCATTCTCTGGTGTTGATGTTCCTGCTCCGTTTACGTTACCAAATCCAAGTATCTTTCTTTGTCTGTAATCTGGTAGATTAAATGTTCCAATATTATATGGGTAATCTGTAAATGAGAATGATTTTTGTACAATAAAAGTGGGATGAGCAGCACCACTGCCAACACCAGCACCTGTAAAATTAAATGTATAATCTGCAGGATTGACGGATGATAGATCAACATTCTCTGGTAATCCTATCTCATATGTAAATTCATTTGTCTGTGCCTGTGCAGATACGTCCTCTGTTGGTTCTAATAATGAATAGAATGTATTCTGATCAAATATACTAGAATTTCCAAATTCACCAAAAGGATTTGATACTAAATTACTAAATCTAAGAACTGCAAAATATGGATATGGTCTTTTTACGTTTACTTTATCATTAGTAGCATCATAATAAAACTGAAAAAATAATTTATCATTTATGATGAATGATCTTCTTAATCCGCCAGGTTGATTTGTTTGTGATCTTGTTACTGCTGCACCACCACCATAATTATTTTTTATAATACTGTATAGTTCTGGATAGTCACGAATCAATAACTCTTGACCATTACAATATAAATGCTGTGGATATGTGTAATCTGGTTCTTCTGTAGCAAGATTCACATCTGCAAACACAGGAAGAATTGTTCCGACAGGAGAGTGGTTACCAGTCTTATCGGAATAATAGTTAGAGTAGGAATTCCTGTATGTTGCCATTTTAATACTTGATTAAAAATTCTTGAACTAGAAATGGTTGTATATAACCATCTGCTTTATTTTCTTCGTTTACATCAATTTGTAATGTAGACTGTATATCACCAGCAGGGATATATGTTGGGTTTGTTACCACTTGAAATGTATGTGGATCTTGATTAAAAGGAACAAAATGTTTATGTACATTGTCCCTACCAATCTCCTCAATATCAGTAACTGTATTATTTAACGCACCAAACGCTTCTACGTCTGAAGAACCATCAAACGGAACTTGAGTCGCTTGATTTACGAGTGCTGGTGTATAGTTTGGTGCTAATTTTTGATGAGTTGGTAGAGGTTTAGTATCACGGTATTCGTCACAGTCAGAACCACCTATTCTACATGATCCCTCTGTCACACATGACATAGTACCCACATATGACATGTTTCCACACTGTCCTTGTTGTGCTGGTGCACCCTCAGTTGAATACATAGGAAATCCTAATTGTGCACCTGATGTACTACATCCATAATTATATGTTACTCCTGATGGCACCCAATTTTGATTTGCATCCTTTACATATAGTGGAATATTGCCAGGTATCAAACACTGATAATTTTCTATAAAATTACAACCACTCCAACAACCACCAAAATAAGTATATTTTTCTTGAGTAGATCCTCCAAATGGGAATACTAATCCACATTGATTTGTCTTTACTCTATTTGGTAGTAATGCAGTAATAAATTTAGATGCAGCTTCTTTACATAATGGTTGGGTTGTATTGTCTGCCCATGGATGTATGCATAATGTAGATTTACTTTTGTATGAGTTTCTACCAAATAAACTAAATTCGTTTATAGGGGATGCGATTCTAGACCTTTTACCATCATGAAAATGAGCATGTGGTTGAAATGCTGTTTGTAATACTTCTGTTTCTTCTGTGTAATTACCACTAGATCTTGTAAAACCAGGTTGTCCAGTTATCTCAATTGTTTGTGCTGGTAAGAAAAAGTTACCTTGATACTGTATTTCAAATGTTGTACCTATATTACTACTTACTTCTAAACCCACACCAGATTTAGTTATCTCTTGTCCTGCATCATTGTCCAAATATGTATCCTGATAATCTCCTAAGTTTGAACTGAATGATGTCTTAGTGCATTTTGCACCAAGATCAGGTACTTGAAATTGATTGTCAAGTAAAGTTGTATCTGGTTTTTTATATCTACAATTAGCACCTGTACCTAAAATGGTCGCAAGTTCTGGAAAATTTTCTGCCAAATAGACTGATCCATCACATCTCAAGTAACCAGCAGGGAGAGTCTGATATATTACAGTATCTGTTGGATCACTTGATGTTAATTGATTAGACCAGTTTATAATAGAACCCGTAAGAGTTCCTAACTTTCCTTTTTCTTTTGAGTAGAATACTGCCATTAGTATGCTCTTATGATATACAAAGTAACCAAGGATGGTGTATTGGGATCTATCTGTACACTGAGTGCTCTATCAACATCTATGGGTTCTATGTTTCCAGTCGTCATATTATTTATGAGTATAGTGCTAGGCAAATTCATCTGTCCATTAGTCATTGTTAAATCAATAGTAAAATGATTGTGTGAACCTAATGTAGGATCAGTAAAGGAATCGCCAGGATGATTCAATGTGGTAGGATAAGGATAATCTCTTCCTGCTGCATTGGTTGGTGCACCATAATAATCAAGTGGATCTGTAAGTGGAGGTTGTACACCATTACCTCTCAATCTTAACGGGACGCTATCAGATATATAATAATTTCTTTGTCCTAAGTATGTGCCAGGTGGTGGAAATGGTGCTGTAACAGCTGCCTGTTGAACTTGGTGTACACACGAGTTATCATCAGCATATCCTGTATTAGCAGGACCTGATGTATTTCCATAAACAGGAATGTTACGATCAATACTTGGCACTATGGGAACTACATCTGACGCTTGACCAAAATGTCTATGATCATTACAGTCAACTAATGATGTTGCTGCAGGATCATATGCAGTCCAAAATACTTCACCTGGTTCAAATCTATCTGCATTAGGTTCATCGTTTGTATATCCAAAATCAGTTCCTGTTGCATATTGGTTACCCTGAGTTTCAAAGAATCCTGCTTGAAACATACCTACATAACCACCACTTAATTCTACAGATGGATATACAGAACCATCTGATGGTCTTGGGTGTGTATGTGCTGCAGTGTGTTCAACACCTAGTTTTCTAGGTATGGTTCTAATAGTATCAAAATATGATGGTTCTTCAAGAGTCATACCTTTTATCTTTCCAGATAGTTCTGCTTCTGGATTAGTTACGAACTGTGCATCAATATAAGACAATACATTTGATACTGGTTGAGTGCCCTCAAATCCATTTTTTGAAATATATTGTCCTACTACACTCAATTCTAAACCTGACAATAAACTACCTTCCAAATCAATAAGAGCTTGTTGATTTAGTAATGGTAAATTAAAAACATCATCATCGTTATATAATGGATATGGGTTAGATATACCAACAAATTGTTGACCAGCTTCTACTACAGGACCGTATTCGTTACCCAGTATTTGTGCTAATATCGGATAATCTTTTGCTTTTAATTGTGCACCATTACAAACCACCCAACCAGCTGGTATGGCATCTGGCACTAATGTTGAACTACTAGCACTACCAGTCCATGGCATGATTGTGCCCACTGGACTGGCTTTCGCTGCTTTTATGCGATTGTAATTTGGCATTGATTATACCTCCATTAACCACCAACCTTGTACACCAGTTGGTATTCCTATTTGATTATTACTATCAATTGCTCCAAGATATATGAGTGCGAACGCAGCATTTGGAGTCTGTACTACAAGTTCACCAGATGGGTATGGTGTTAGTCTATCTCCAAATAGTGTTCCTACTGAATCACCTTGTATTGGTGTGCCACTGGTCTCAGGAGTTCTGATAACCAATGTAGTATCAAATTTTAAGTTACCACCAACATCAATCATTCTCACAACGTCACCTGTTTGTGGTGATGCTGGTAATGTAACGATTAATGTCTGTGTATTTTGAACATTAACCATGTAAACTATATTTGATATTAATGATAGATCTGCCTCTGGTGATGCTGCTGATATGTATCTAGTATGTCTTGCACCACTTGATGTAGTGAAGTTGTTCAATCCGAATGCATCAATTGAACGATCTTTCTTGATAGTGAATTCACTACCACCACTAATACCTAGATTTTGTACAGAGAATACATCCTCTTCTGTTGGAGTTGGTGTTGCAACGCCTGTAACAGTCAATGTCTTTTGAGCTGTTACGTTACCCAAGTTATCAACTGAGAACGATGGGTCGCACTGTAATGTTAGAAGAACATTCTCTGGGCATGATGATGGATATAGGAAGAAGTCTCCTCTAGCAAGTACACCAGCGTCCCAATATAATAGACCTGAGTGATCAGCATGTCCGTCATCATTGACAAACTGCATTAGTTTTGTCTGTCTGACACTATCGTAAATTACAAAGTTACCACCCTCTAGTGTTAGGTTATCTGTAACAGTTAGACTACCGTTTCTATATGACTTAGCACCATCACCAAGTTGTTCATCCATCTGTGGAGAATGATTCTTGCCATATAACCTACCGTTGACATGAGTTAATATCTCATCACCAGTTGTTGTATTACTAAATCTTAACCACTGTTTGTAATCTAGTTTTGTTTGTGAGATATATCCTCTCTCTAATATTACAGAGAGGTAATCATTGTTCACGCCAGCGACTAATCTTTGTCTTATTTGAGCATCAATTACAAGAGATTGTTTCTCATGTTTGATAACTCTCCTAACAACATCACCCTGTGAGTGACTCATTGCAACTGTGCCTTCCTGCTCTCTAGTTGCAACGATTGTGTTTGACCCAGTTTGTTCTATAACAGATGTTACTGTCATAAATTCAATTTGACCAGTACTGCTACTGAATGATGTTAAAGGTCCTACAGCAATTAAATCACCTATCGCAAACTTACCAGTTCCTTCTCCAACTTGTTGCACTTGCATTTGAAGTTGACCAGCACTACCAGTAGTTGATATGATAGTGGTGTTAGCACCATTTGCCTGTATTGATGTTGGATCTGCATAGTAACCATATGCGATGATGGCGTCATTGTTTAATGCAGATGGTAAATTAGCATTTGTAAGTACGCCAGCTTGATTTGTCCATGCTAAGTTAACATCAAATCTACCAGCATGTGTACCAATTGTTGTTGTACCTGAGCATGTATCAACGTCAAATGTGACATTGTTAACGCCATCAGTTGCTGTTAGTCTCTCATTCCTCTCTGCCTTGAATGTAAGTCCAGTTGCTGTTGATGATCCAATTATTGGGTTAGATAGGTAGATAGCACCACCAAACACAAAATCAACAGATGTGTCTTGGAACATCTTAAGTGGTGATGAGTCTGTTATAATCCTTACAACATCTCCTTTCTTGATGTCAGCAATTGTCTTACCAACAGTTACAACCTGTACGTTTGTA